AACAAAGTTTTTAATAAACAGAGGCCATCTTGTATTACAAGATAAAGAGAATTATAATCACGACTTAGTAACTAAAAAAAACGGAAAGATTTTTTTCTTTGAGTTTGAAGTAAAAAGAAACTACCCGTTCGTTAGTAAAAAAGACTATAAATTTGACAGCGTTAGTTTCTTAGGAAGAAAGCGTAGATTACATAATATTATGCCGTATTATTATATGATACTATGTTATGAAACCGACTGCGTTATGTTCTGTCATTCGAGTAATATTTTTAATGATAAATACAAACAAGAATTACATTTGAACAAGCATGACAGAAAGGGAAACGATGAAATGTATCGGGTTCCTATTAATGAGTGTGATTGTTTTTTATTACCCTCACAATAATTAAATTAAATGGAAAAACTTGAAACATATAAACAAATATTAGATTGTACGTTAAGAGCAATTGTTGTAAACGACCCGTCTGTTATTGAAGAAAGTCGTTTGGTTAAACGATTAAACATTAAAAAGCAAAAAATAAAAAGAAGTAACGTATAATCAACATTAATTAAATTAAATACAATGAAAGAAAGTACACTGATAGAAATGCAGCAGAAGGTTGAGTCACTTACTCGTGTGGTTCAACACATAATAAACGAAAACCAAAGGCTCACTGAGATGTCTGTTGGTACACTTGAGTTAATCAAGATGATGCCAGACTACGACAAGGCATTGGAGGACCTAAAAGAAAAGAACCTAGAACAAATCAAAAAAGAAAAAGAAGATGTCAAGTCACAGGTGGGTGAAGGGTAGGGACTACCCGAATTGGGCTGAGTCAGACGTATATAAGAAAACAATAGCTGGTGGATACCTCATTAACGATGAGACACCAAAGGATGCTTACTGGAGGGTGGCTAACACTGTTGCCGCACATTTAGAGCGTCCTGAGATGGCTGAAAGATTCTTTGAGTACATATGGAAAGGTTGGCTTTGTTTAGCGTCCCCTGTACTTTCTAACACAGGTACAAACAGGGGCTTACCAATCAGTTGTTTTGGTATCGATGTTGCTGACTCTATAGCTGACATTGGTAGTAAGAATTTAGAGATGATGCTACTCGCCAAACACGGTGGTGGTGTCGGTGTTGGTATAAACCAGATACGACCCGCTGGTGCGTCCATAAAAGGTAACGGGACATCTGATGGTGTTGTACCATTCTGTAAGATATACGACTCTAGTATATTAGCCACCAACCAAGGGGCTGTTAGAAGGGGTGCAGCAAGTGTTAACCTAAACATCGAACACGAAGACTTTGAGGACTGGTTAGAGATAAGGGAGCCAAGGGGTGACGTTAATCGGCAGTCACTTAACCTTCATCAGTGTGCTGTTGTTGGGGATAAGTTTATGCGTAAACTCCTTGACGGTGACACTGAGGCTAGAACCAAATGGGGTAAGCTGTTACAGAAGCGTAAGGCCACAGGTGAGCCGTACATAATGTTCAAGGGTAATGTAAACAAGCAGAACCCAGAGCAGTACAAGAGGCTTGGTTTGAAGGTACACATGACAAACATTTGCTCTGAGATTACTTTACACACCGATGAGAGTCACAGCTTTGTGTGCTGCCTATCAAGTTTAAACCTAGCTAAGTATGATGAATGGAAAGACACTAACCTTATATATGATGCGACATGGTTCCTTGATGGGGTACTTGAGGAGTTTATACAGAAGGCGAAAGGAAAGATTGGCTTTGAAAACTCCGTCCGTTCTGCTGAGAAGGGACGTGCCTTGGGACTGGGAGTACTCGGATGGCATACTTACCTTCAGGAGAAGGGACTACCTTTCGAGGGTTTACTATCGCAGTACGAGACTCGTAGAATATTTAGCCAAATCAAGATTGAAACAGAGAGAGCTTCTATGGCTCTTGCAGAAGCTTTCGGTGAGCCGCTTTGGTGCGTTGGTACAGGAATGCGGAACACCCACCTTCGTGCTGTTGCTCCCACTGTATCTAACTCGAAACTTAGTGGTAATGTTAGTCCTGGCATCGAGCCTTGGGCGGCCAATGTCTTTACAGAGCAGTCACTTAAGGGTACGTTTATTAGAAAGAATCCTAGTCTAGAGAAGGTGCTGAAGCACAACGACTTAAACAACGATAAGGTGTGGGGTAAGATTCTTGAGGACGGTGGTTCTGTTCAGGGGGTGAAGGAGTTGGACGATGTCTTACTTGGTAAGCATAAGATTTCAGCCAAGGAGGTATTCAAGACGTTCAAGGAGATTAATCAACTAGAGGTTGTGAACCAAGCTGGTATACGTCAGCAGTACATAGACCAGGGTGTTAGTCTTAACCTAGCGTTCCCATCAACGGTTGACCCTAAGTTTATTAACAGGGTACACCTTGACGCATGGAAGAAGGGTATAAAGACCTTGTACTATGTGAGGACTGAGTCTGTACTTAGGGGTGATATTGCAGCTAGTGCTACAGATGAAAACTGTATAAGCTGCGATGGATAAATAATTATGCTATACGCATATGTATGTATGACATATGTGTATATATTTGTGATTGATTTGTGATTGGTTTAGGAGGGGGTGTTGTGTTCATATCATAAGACACCCCCTTTTTTTAGTTAAAAATCCACATTTGTTTCAAAATCAGTGTCAATATCCACATTTGTATCTATATCATCAAAATCACCATCTTGCACCATATCATCAAGTGTTCGTTCAAGTGGTGCGGCACTGCCGCTTGATTCAGCTGGTCTGTAGGATGGAGATATTCCGATAAGTTCCATTACTGTTTTAGCATCAAAACCTTCATCGGTTACAAACCCATTATATACAGCTACTATAGGGTCTACGTTTGCTTTAATCATAATACTTGTTATGACTTTTGATGCCTCTAATGTAACTTCTTCGCTGTTTAATGCTTTTCTGAATTTATTTACAAAATCTGAATACGGGTTTATCCCACCACCTGCATATACTTTCTGACCCCTTGCTGCATCATATGCCCCTTCAGCAGCAACCCCAATAAGTGGCACACCAAACAAAAGGTTTAGTCCAGTAAGAGCCTTAATCATTTCATGCATTACCTCCTCACGGTCATCCTCGTCACCCTTTATTATTTTAGCTATGTTAGACGCACCAACAAATAGACCGTTAGCTATAGACATGTTTAAAGCTAGTTTTCTAATATCCTTAGCTTTTACCTTTTCACCTTTCTTCATGCCTCTCATTATGTTAGTAAAGGCCTGAGAAACATTATTGATTTGAAGAAATAATGTGCTACCAAACGTGGTAAAAACCCTAATTAATACGTTTTTGTTTTGACTAATCTGAGATACCTCAGTGTTTCTTCTAGTCTGCTGTGTTGCGTTGTAGTTATTTAGTTTTTCAACCGCCTCAGCCTTTGACATTCCGTTTTTTATGTTTCTGTTATAATTAATCATATACCCTAAAACACCTAAAACATCACCAAAAACGGTTGGGGCAACTGTCAATGCTCTCCATCCTCTTTTTATAGCTTTTAGTTTATTGTTGTTTTGACTAACTAATTTGTATTGGTTTCTTCCACTTTCTAACCCATAAACGTCACCGTCTAATCCCCTTCTAAGTCTATCTCGAAATGTTGCAGACACACCCCATGCCTTTTTAATTTGAAGTGGAAACGTAGCGTATGTATACGCACCATCTAACATAAACATCATTAGGTCTAGACCAGGTATCTTTTTCTTTCCCTGCCCTCTAAAACTATAATCTTCAAACGCTTGCACAAACGATGTGGCTTGTTTGAGTATTTGTATAGCTTTAAGACCTAGGGCTACACCTACAAAACTGGTCCAAAGCACACCAGCTTTAGCTGCTACTTGATAAGGAGTGGTACCATTAATAGCGTAGTTTATTTGGCTTCGCATTAAGTCTTTTAATCCCGTTTCTTTAAGCAAAGCTGCAACAGCTTTATTTTTAAATATTGCGTTTATCTTTTTTACTGTTACAGCGTGAGCCTTATAGTTTTCCATTGAGTCAAAGTATGCATCCAATGCAACGTCAAAAGATTGAGAAACAAGAATCGGTGATGACATGTCAACTCTCTTATTAAGTGCGGATTCATTTTCTGCTGTGAATTGCTTTGAAAAATCTAAACCTTGCTCCGAAACCTCTGTAGTCCCATCCATGACAGACCTTGTTGGAAAATAGTTCTCTACATAATTCAAATTAACATCGTTAGTCTGAGAGTAAACGGAATTAATCGACTCAAAATAATCATTACTAAGGTAGTCCACTGTAGCGTCAACCAAAGTAACAGCGTCTTTACCTATGTGCGCTATAATTTGGCCCATAGTTTCTTTTCCTATACCCATAGCTTCAAGCTTCGCTCTTTGAACAGGGTTTTTAGACAAAGCATATAACCTCATCGCTTGTTGCGTTGTTAGCATTGTTTCGTTTTCCTCTAAAAAACCTTCCTTATCTCTGATTTTACCTATGTTTAATTCTTTTTTATTTAATTTGTTTTTAAATTGACGATACGCTGGGTTTAGTGGGGTTCCTTTAATGCCATCAAAAGTTTCCGCTATAGAATTTAAAAAGTCCATTTGGTTGTCAAAACCTTGAAGCTTTACTTCGTTAGCGTTGTTAAGAGCATCATAAATATTTTTAGTTAAAAAATTACCACCTCTATCAAGTATATTTGTTAATGTACCTAAGTGATAGATGTTACCTCTTAATGCAAAATCTATAGGGTTTGTTCTAAACTCCATAATTCTTTTTGTGACTTTAGCTATCGAGCTAAAAACCTTACCTTTCTTAAATTCATTAGCAATAGCCTTTTTGTCTGAGTTACGTTCGTTATCGTCCTTTAATACTTTTTTAGTTGTGCCTTTTTTATTTTCTAAACCAATTGTTTTAAATAACGATGGAAACCCTTTTTCAATTTGACGAGTTCCTTCAGAGTTTAGTTCTGCGTTTTCTAATGTTCGTGCCTGTCTTCTTGACCTTAACTGTAAAGCACTAAATTTTCTAACATCGTTCACACTTTCAAGCATTGCCTCAAGAGCCTCAATCTCCATGTTCATTATATTCCCAAAGGTGTCTAGAGCATACGCCCTATTTAATAGTGTTTTCTCTTTTTGAGTTAGGCTTTCCCCGTTGTTTTCTTTTACTATAGCGTTTTCTATTATTTCTAATATCTCTGGCTCGTTAAGGCTCTTTCTAACTTCATCCACAGTACCGTTTTTAACCGCCTCTAATATCTTTTGTGCCTGAGCAAAAAACACTTGACCTTCTTGTTCAGTTACGCCTGCCTTTACTTTACCAGCAGCACTACCAGAACCCCTTTTCTTTTGCGCTCCCTTCTTTACTCTAGATATTATTTTAGATATAGTTTTATTCTTCTTTCTATCTCTCTGCTTTTCTACGACCTCTAGTGCCTTTTGAGCTGAAATCTGAAAGTCAGCTATAGCTTTTTCGTTGAAAGTTATTGAGTCGATGTCAACCACCGTTCTTATCAGTTTATTGATATCCGCTTGACTGTAATTATCAGACTTTATTAGACTTTTTCTTATAAAGTTTTTCAACCTAGTTTGCAGTTCTTTTACCTCTCTCTTCCCTTGTTTTTTTGTATCTAGTTTAGACAGTGATGCCTTTATTGCTCCAATTTCAGACGAAACAGGGTTGCTGTTATCAACATTTAAAGACGCATCCATAGCCACGATTAAGGCTTTTTGAGTTACCTCTGGTTGATTTTTAAACACAGCGTCTTGCTTTAAAAGCTCTATTGCTTTTCTTTGTGTTTCTGAAAACGAAACATCCCTTCTTTTACCCTCAGAGTCCTTTATACCTCTTTTTACAAAGCTCCCTAGTTTTTTACGAACAGACCTGTAGAGTTTTTCTCCAGCTTCAACACCACCCTCTATATCTCCAAACTCAGGTGGCAATGGAGTTAGTAAGTCAATAGATACCTCTAAAGCTTTATTTATATCACTTACTTTAAACTTTCTTCTTCTTAATATTTCTTTGATTGCTTTTTCACTGAACCCTAGTCTTCGCCCTTCGTTTATGATGGATGACATCGACACATCTGAACCCTTGGAAAACCTGACACTAGAGGACTCTAAAGATTCAGTTTGTTTTTTAGACATCTTAGCTCTTGACTCTTGTGGAGTTGGGGACTTCTCTGGTTGAACAGCGGATACTTCTCCCGAAAGAAGGTCAGCTATAGCCATGTTTAAAAAACCATCAAGAGATAGTTCTTCAACCATCTTATCATTAATAATGGACTTTACTTTTTTATTTTTTCCTGTTCCGATAGCTTCAAAAGTTCCCTTAAAGTTTTTCTTAACATACTCCATCACACCTTTAAGCCAATTCTTAAAGTTTGACTTTTGAGCTGCGTCTACAATACCTTCTCCTTTAGCGGCAATCATAGAAACCAACGCCTCTTCCCTCACTAACTCTTCATTAGTAATGTTGCCGTCCGCATCGTACTCAGCATACTTTCTCTTAGCTGCTTCGTATGCTTTAGGGTCAGAGTCTACCATCGACAAACCTTTTGCTAAAAGCTCACGGCCTTTTTTGCTAGACCTAAGCATGTCAGTCCAAATATGGCCAAACTCATGAATAGGTGTGTTAATGGAGGGTTGAGATGGATTTATGTATATCTTACCGTCTTTAGTTAAACCAAGAACAGGTACACCATCTACAAGGTGTTCTCTTACACCCTCTTCCTGTAGTATGTTATCAAACTCAGCTTGACTTGTATATGCTTGCACTGACGGGAATGTTAATCGCATTAACCCAATAAGTTGCTGGGTGGTGTCAGGTTTTACTCTAGCCTTTTGGCCTTGAGCTACATTCATATTAAAGAAATTACCAAGGGCTTGACCAAGAATTGTCTTGTCAGATGTCATAGTTACTTCACCTGTCTTTTCACTTTTCTTTAACTTAGCTTGACCAGCAGCTCTTGCTGTCTGCTCAGGAAATATATCTGCCTGGTGTCTTGGGTTTGTTATTAAACCTATTAAACGCCCTTTAGGCCCAAACCCATAGTTTGTGTGAGACGCTTTAGTAACCCCACCGTTTAACACGTCTATACCCACAACCGCAACCACATATCCTTTAGGCGTGTCCTTTACACTTTTTTCAGCTATTGCATCATACACGTTTTCAGCATTGAGTAAATAAGGGTCTTTTTCTATACCCTCAAACAAAGCTTTTGAGTGTGGTAAATTATTGCCTATCGCTGGCTTACCAGTTTTTGTAGTTTTAGCTCCTTTAGAAAAAATAATATTAAATATTGCTGACCTATCATCAAGGGTTAGGATTGCTTTTGTCTCGTCTTTAGCTCGTAGGTTAGCGTCCTTAACTATAGCCTCAAAAAAACCATCCATAGTAGTTACCTTGTAAGTTTCAATAAGTGACCGTACTTTTTTAGCCCTCGGAATCTTTTTCTCTTCTCCTTCTTTAACTTCTTTTTCTGAAATTAGAGGGGGAAGTACTGTACCGTCTTTTTTTGTTCTTTTACTAAACATTCTATCCATCAAGGCATCAAAGGACTTCTTTCTGTTTTCTAATGGAACAGACTTTAACTTTGGAAGGACATACCTGAACACAGCCTCGTTGGAATTAACTCCAGAATCTGCCATCTTTGTAATGGTCATTGGGATATGACCGTTTGGTAGTCTCTCTTCCTTCCAAAGCCTTTCAAAAAGAGCCTTGTTGTCGTTGTATAATTTTACAGCGTCCTTGTATTGTGTGTTTGCCCCTGTTTTATCAATACCAGCCCAAGCTAGTCCTTTGTTGGCAATGTTTCTTAAACTGAACATAATACCTCCACCTATCTCCATGTCATTACCCATAGAGTCTTTTACCTTCCCACCACCTAGCATATCAGTCATGCCTCCTCTCACCATAGGAATACCCTCAAACTCTTCAATAGATTTTTCAAACTCAGTAGCGTCCTTCACTCCGTAGAAATCAAGAATCTCTTGCGGGATAGGGCTTGTGTCTGTGGCTTCAGATATAGGACTCACTTCGATGTCTTCAGAAAGTTTTGGTGTTGTGTAGTTGACAAGTCTAGGGTCAAGTTCGTTCATCTCCTTAATTACCGACACTAAATCTACATAGTCCTCAGCAGCTACTTCATCTTCACCCTTTCGCATACGAGGCTTGCCGTCAACAGCATTATTAACCTGCTCAAATGTTTCGTTTATAGATGCCTCTAAATCAGACACTTCTGATTTAAAAGAAATCATCTCCTCCACCTTTTCTTTGTTTTTCTCTTGAAACCTTTTTAGAAATGGGGTTAGTTTTCTACCAGATATAATTCTGTCAGCTATGTCAGATATAATTCCACCAGTTCTTTCTTCATCCATTGTGCCTGCATCAAAAGCGTCCCTATCTTCTTTGGTAGCTTTTTTAATCGGTTCAGGTATAGCTTCTGCTGTAGTTTCTGTGCTTGACTTTTGAACGGCATCTTGTGCTTTTTTAATTTCTAATTCATTATCAAATAAAGCATAGCTTAATACTACATCTTCGCTAATTAAACCTGCTGGTCTTTCGGCAAATAAAGCTCCTTCAAAACCAGCATTCTCCATAGCCTCTATAAACTGACTGCCGCTTGCCCAATCATTTACCCCTTCTCTACCCTCAGACGCTTCTTTCATACTCCGAATAGCGTTATCGTAATCTCTTAACGCGTCTTCTTCAGAATCATACTCTATTTCTAAGTCTTCATTGTTGTTGATGAATCCTTCTTTTAATCTTTCAATATGTTCCTCGTTTCTTATGTCAAAAAGATTATTCTTTTTTTCTTCAGAAATTGTAAACTCCGTAACAGAGCCTGTCCCTTGAGGGGCATAACTTTCTGCATATTTGCGAGATGGCGTTAAAAAAATTGCCCCCGATACACCCTTCTTTAAAACTCCACCCTCAATATCAGTTGGAGAACCATGATAAACTACTTCTCCAACTTCAGGGACCGCCCCTTCAACCACATCAACAGGAGCAGCCTCTTCAACCACAGCCTCTTCGGTAGGCGTAACCTCTTCAACAGGGGCAAACTTCTCCATCTCAGCGTTGTACTCCTCTTCTGTAAGGACTACCTCACCCTTACCGTCTTGTCTGTTTACTGTCCCATACTTTTCAGGTGTAGTGGTTGTGAACATTGTCGGCTTTTCGTACTTCGGCTTACTCTTAGTGGTGACTTGCTCTATTACAGCTTCCTTTACAAACGCAGACACATCAACTGGCTTGTCAGATAGTTTTTTAGTGGTGGCAATAACCTCAAGTTCGTTACTTATTTCTTTTATTAGCTTAGAGAAAGTTGACTTCCTTACTGGGTCAGAAGAAAGTATTTCTTTTGTGTTTAGTAGTATCATTGTCCTAGACAACACCTTAGAATTTTTTCTTGACTTCTTTTCTCCAACATCCAAAAGCTGACGAGCCTCTCTTCTTGTGGCTACATTTTTTTGTATTTTTTGATTGTCCTCCTTAGACATCTTACCAGCTTTCTCTCTCCTGTTTGCCCAGTTAGCAATAGTTTCGTCAGAGGCAGACTCTTTTGCCACAAAATCTGCCATCATTAAGTTTTTCCCAAGAGCCTTGTTTTTATTAAGAGCAGCCTCAAGACCTAAATTAACCGCCATGTTTGTGGTGTTATTACCCACGCTTCCAAGGGATTCTGAAAGTATTTCTTTATACTCCAAGTCATCACCAACAACCGTCTGTGCCAAAGCTTCACCAGCGGCTTCAGCCAAGGGGTCAAACACAGCTCTTTCTACTATTTGCGCACCAACCCTAGCACCAACCCCTGAAAATTTTCCAGCTGTAAATATTTTACCCGCAAGTTGTCCTGATATAAGGTCCATAACCGCAATAGGTATACCTCTTTTTAAACCCCTTTCTTTACCCGTTGCCCAAACCTCTGGGTCAGCCAATGCTTTTGCCATTTCCTCACCAGTTGGGTCGTTCATTATATCGTACTTTTCTCTAGCTGCGTCTAACACCTCATTAGTGTATTCCATTGCCAAACTAGTAGCAGACATACCTGTTTGAAAACCTTTAGCGGTACCCGTAATAAAACCAGGTAAGGCACCCACACCAGCAAAAGCCGCACCCGCACCAGTACCAATTCCAGCACCTAACAATGTTGTTGAACCGACTATTTTATAACCGTATGGTAGCATCATGGATAATGAGCTTGCTGCCAAGGTAGTCATTAGCTCAAACGGGTCGTTAAAAAGTATATCTGCGGTCTCTTTAGCCCCTACTGCTTTGTTGTACTGAGACAACACTTTAGATGAAGCACCAGGGTTTTTAGATAGATGAGTATATATTTTTTTAGCAGCCTCCATCCTTGAGTCTTGGTCATCCATGTCATAACCAATACCTAGTGCAGACATGAGTATAACCTCAGCCGCCAGACCCTGCTGCAACCCTTTATCAAATTCGTTTAAAAAACCACTTAAATTTTCTGAATACTCCTGCTCAATCTGTTTGTCTACTTGTGTATCAAAGTACGATATAGACAAGTCGTATTTGTCTTGAGCTAGTCTTTTTTCAGCGTTTGATTTATTGTAGTCGTTAAATATATCGTTGATAACATCAACCTCTTCTTGGCTTTTAGCTTTGTATGTTTGCAGACCGTCTAATCCAACCCCAAATGTTTCTTTAGAGTACACATCTAAGTCAGCTTGTTTGTTTTCCGCACTTATATATACATCGTTAGCCTTATCCATACTGAGTTTTATTAACCCACCAATGTATTGGTCGTAACCCTCTCTAGTTTCTTTTGCTTCGTCCCTCATTACTACATCAAACAAAGCAGACTCTTTTTCTTTTAAGTCAGATAGGTCAGTGTAGTAAGCGGATTCATCAGCCTGCGTCCCTAAATCAAAGCCTAAGTTTTTTATTTCTTCTATTCTGTCTATTTCATCCCTTACTTTTACATATTCATCGTAGGAGTTTTTTTCTGCCTGATAGTTTAGGTTACGGTTTTTATAAAAAGATTCTGCTTTACTAGTTCCTTCTATAACCTTTTCTTCTTTTCTCTCAAAAGATACGTTTGATGATAAAAAATCCTTTAACCTCTTTGTTTCTTTTTCAGCACCGCTTTCGGTAAACGGGTCTAGGTCTATGACGATGCTGCTTTTACCGTCATTTGTTGTAACAGTTAGTGCGTCACCAATACCCGTCTCTTCAAAAACAAAACCGTAGTCAATAAAGTCTTCTTTAAGTTGTGGGACAACTATCTCTTCCTCTTGCTTTATTAAACTTTTATCTATACCATCTAGCACAGATTTAAACTTTTCTGACTCCCTTATTTCCGTTGATTTTTTTTGTTGAGCCTCTTCTTCTTCCAACAACTCAGCTCTCTTTTGTTTTTCAATCTCACCTAACCTTTCAGATAACTCAGCCTCTTCTTTAAATATCGTTTTTTTACGCTTTTCAAGCTCTTGTAAAAACACATCGCCAGAGGTTTTTGTAGCATCACCTAGTTGGTCAGTAGTAATAGCTGGTGGCGTATAGCCAAGATACGAACCGTAGTCTGTAATTGGGGCTTCAACCTTTTCCACAACAGGCTCTTCTGCAGCAGGTTCCTCTACAACAGGCTCTTCCACAGCAGGTTCTTCAACAACCTCTTCTTCTTCTTCAGTCACATCACCCTCATCACTAACTAATGTGAGTTTATTATTAGAAACCAAAGAATCAAACTGGTCTGGATATTTTTTTCTTAACTCAGACTCTGTGTATATATTACCAGCGGGTGTTTTATATTTTTTTTCAGCCATTAATCTGATATTTTTTATTTCGTCTTTTTGTATAAATCTTGTTCTTCTAATATCTCTAAAATTCTATTTTGAATCACCTTAATGTCCTCTTTATTTTCCTTTATTTCCGCAGCTGTTGTGGGTTTTTTATCAAGAGGTCCTAAATCAAGTTTCACATCACCTATTATTAGCTCTCTAGTACCAAAAAACCCTGTCCAATTTTCATCACTAAACTCTATATTTAACCCTTTAGCGTTAGCTAAACTTCCTATAGTTTCATCGTCACTCACGTTAATCTTTAAAATGTTGTCAACAAATGACTCAGCAACGGTGTCTTTACTTCCCTGCTTGAGAATATTTTTACTTTTTAAAGCTCTAGAAGCCTTAGTTTCTTTTAACTTAACAGCATCAGTAGGTTTAGCGGTAGCAACGCCCTGTACTAATTTAGGTATACCAGAATCATCCAACTCATATACTTCCGATATGTTTTGCATTCTTTGCTGAAACTTTTTCATATCATCCAAGGGTATGAACTCTTCTATATCTATCCCATCAGAATCTTGATGCACAAACACAGCTGTAGGTACTCCTTTTATATTTGAAACCCTTACAGCATTTGCTTTATTTCTTGATATTCCCAGTAAGCTTTCCAATACACCCTCAACCATTGTAGGGTCATCTTTCATTTGTTCGATAGTTAAGCCAGACAGCTCTTCAGAAGCATTTTCAATCAAAGATAAATTTTGTTTAGAAACCACTTCCCACTTAGCTAACTTCCTGTCTCCACCACTATCATCTGAATCAGGTATAATTGAACTAGCAACTTTTATCTTTTCTTGCGAGTTATAAGCCCCACCGTCCAACATTATAGATTGCTGAATAACATCTTTAAGTACATCTTCAATTTTTTGACCAGGAAAGTTTTCTTGAATAAACAAACCATCGTCATCAAGAAGCCTTTTTGGTTCTTTCATTTTTGGGCTTCTGTCTTCGTTATACAAAATCAATCCATATTTTTTTGATTCTTTGTCTTCATTAAACTCTGGTCCTGGTACAAGAGAAAAAACTACCTCACCAGTTTCAGGGTCTTCCGTTTTAACGCTATATGCAGCTAAATCAATAAGTAACTGGTCTGGACCACCCTTTGCAGACTGCTGTGACAATGCTTTAGCTATAGCGTCAGTTTGCTGTTCGGCTGCGTTGTAGTCAAAAGCCTTAACTTTAGATGTAATTTTAGTTCTACCAGATATGTCAGTTATTTCGTCTGGGTCATCAATATAAAAGTTTTCTGTGAATTGACCTTCTTTCCAAGCCCCAGCTTTTTGTAAGCTTTGATTAAATTGTTCTGTGTAGTCATGCGCTGTGTTAGACCCTGCGGAGTTATTAGGTAAAGAAGACACAGATGACTGTATTTCAGAAAGTCTTTTTAGGTTCATAACATGTGTGTCACCCTCTACACCTCTTGCTTTGTTTACTTGGGCTATTGATTGCCCTTTAAGTTCAATCATCATGACCCTGTTTCCGTTCTCGTCTTTTTCAAAGAAATACCTTTCTTTCACGGCCTGTCCATTTAATGCGTTTCCCGCTAGTGCCGCAGCATAAACATACGGGTCAATTTTGTTTAATGGAGTTTGCCCTCTATCATTACCAATCTTACCTTCTTCTATAGCTGTCTCCACAACACCTATATTATATTCATGTGCGCCAATAAAGTCTTGCGCACCTCTTATTAGATTTTTATTGGAATTAATGATGGCCTCATCGTCCTCCCTAGTTCTCATGGACTCTTCTCCAGTATTTGGGTCGATGTACTTGTAAGTATACGTTGCGTTACCGTGCTGAGATAAGTTTAACTGAGCCTTTGATAATTCACTAACAACCCCAGTGAATATGTCTTGAAGATTTTTAGAGTCAGGCCCAATTTCTGGACTATCTCCGTCAACCTTTCCAAACCCACCAATTTCATTCATTAGTCGCTCTTGATTATTCATCGACTCTTGTGCAAGCTGACTGTTAACTTCTTTTCTTAACCTGTTTGCCTTACCAATATTTATGAGTTCTGTTCCAACAACATCTACTACAGAGCCAACGATTTGCTGCCCTACATTGTCTTGTTGTGGCTGTGTTGAACCCCTAAATTGACTTTCTCCTGATTGACTTCTGTATCCCATTTTATTCTTTTATTCTTGATAATCATATATTGAGGCAGCTCCCCGCTGGTATTTTCTTGGGTCTTCACCGCCAAAAAGAGCCTCAAATTGTCTAAAAGGTTTTCTAAACTGATTTGCAGCAGCTTCTATATCACCCTCCGCTTGGTACCTTCTATCGTCCGCCAACTGCTCTTTGTTTGCAGCATAGTCTAGGTCTGCATTTGTTCTAGCCTCCTCTGCTGAGAACACAAACTCCATACCAGCGGCTTTAGCTGCCTGGACTCTTTGTTGTTCGCTTGCAACCATTTTTTGCAACTGGTCTTCCCCTTGAGCTTTAAGTTTTTGGTTTTGAGCCTCTTGTTGTTGTATACTAGCAGAAACAGAGTTCTTACTTTGTAGTGCAGCCTGCGCAAGTGCAGTGGCACCACCAGCACCTGAGCCTGTAGCCCTAAGTGTGTCTAGTGTGTTCGCTAATGCAGCATCTGTTTGTTCAACCTGCATTTCAGCCGCCTTTGTTGCAACACCTAAGTTTGCGTATGGATTTGAAAACGTACCGCTTAGGTCTTTTACAGCAGAAGACGGGTCTACGATAGCAGCCCTTTGATTCCTTATGTTGTTTAACTCTGCTTCAGCTAAAGATGCCTGCATAGCATACTCGTTCTGCCTTTGAGTAGCTATATATATTTGATTAAACTTTTTTCTTCTCCCCATTACTTTTTATTTTATTGTGATGAAAAAACATTGTTAGTGGACACTGCAAACACTTGCTTTAAACCACCAACGTCTGTTGTTGCGTCTGTCTTTACTTTTACTGTTGCGTAGTACCCCTTTATCCCTGACATGTCTACACCGAATATAACTTCATCAATTCTTGCGGTACTATTATTAACAAGGTTGGACACATACTTACCTTCTTTCCTGTCAAAACCTGCTCGGTATATAACCCCACCCTCTGTGTACGAACCTTCATCATAGCTATAGACGTTTGCGGTTACGTCTTGGTAGTCATTTAAACTAGGTGGACCAGAATAAGTATTAAGGTCAATGCCTTGAGTATCTGATTTAAAGCTTTCAACTTCCCACCCGTTCATACCCTCGTATGATATGGTGTTAAAGTTTTTAGAAACACCTACCTGTGGGTTAAACACAAAGGTTACACTTGTGTCAGTCTGAACTCCGTAAAACTGACCCCTGTTCTTATCTGTGGTTGTATCGTAGTGCTTCCATATACTACCATTTTTACATGTGTAGTAACTAGCGTTCAAGGTGTTAGCGAAGTCTGGTTTATAATCCCAGAAGCTTGTCCAACCGTTGTTGGCATTGTTAAACGAAACTGTGTCATATTCCCCGTCACCAGCAGAAAGGTCGGTTACCGATGGTTGTATAGATACAACATACGCATCTGCGTAGTTATTAAATCCACCAACAACCTTGTCCCTAACTAGCTTGTACAGATTTAGTGAGGCGGTCCCTGAACCTGAGCCTATAGACTGACTAAAAGTAACGCTCGCTGTAGCTGCCCCAGTTATAGATATATCTGTGACATACGCACCACTTGACCCTTGATAGTTTCCATATATACTCATCCCAAGCTCTATAAGACTTACACTACCATTAGACAATGCAACAGTTGTTGTCCCATTATATGCACCATCGAAACTAAGTAGGTCACTTAAATTATAATTACTCGTTATTGGCGAAAATGCGTCCCTAAAGTAATCTCTCATACCATAATCACTAATTTCAGTGATTCCGTCCCTAGATAGCCTCATTACAGCACCCCTTGATTGGTCGGCAAAGTATATCCTATAACCCTTCTGTGCAAATGACTCTGGGTTTTTACTTATACCGTACTCACCAGCGTATGGTGTCACCTGTCCTATTACAAGGTCGCTAGAGGTCACAGTTGCGTCACCCTGTGCTGAGTATATTGCAGACTTATCTATCAACGCCCTACTAACCTTATCTTCTTGAAACACCATAAGGTTACCATCGTTAGTGTATATCCTCTGTATGCTCCCGTATGTTGGGTCTACACTCTTTGTAATGTTCTCACCTATAGAGAATACGTTTGTCTCGTTAAAGTCCGTTAGAGCGTTGTATATACCAGAGTATGTTAAAGAGTTTGATGACACTATCTCATCGTCATTTTCTTCTGTTATGTAAGCCCTTACACCATAACCAACTTCAGTGTTGTTGTACCCACCTCTAATTCTAGACTCCTCTAAATACCACATGTAGCTTGTGCTTGGGTTCGCTGTTTGAAGAAAGCCAGGTGTTGTTGTTGATTTATTGTTAGCAGGCCATGTTATAGGATTTGGGGTGATAGGCGGAGTGACGGTCGCATTATAAGGACTCCAAGGAAGACCAGGCCACATAGCAAACCCATCTCTGGTGTCAATAACCTTCTTTATAATAAACGAATTAAAATACTTTACCTCTATTAATGCACTCATATTAGTCTGTTCTATTTAGTACGATAGGTGTTGTTACAATTGGTAATGAATTAGTCAATCCTGTCCCACTTGCATCCGTTAATTTTAGTGTGACCCTTACAGATGTCGATGTTCTATTTTGATATGTGTAAAGTGCTGTACTGTTTGTGGCGTTTACATCTAAACATATGAGTTGATTATTGTACTGTAGTGTCTCTGCGATTTCTTGACCACTACCCTTCACAATTCTAAAAATGTCGTATGGAGATGTCTGATACTCAGTAAACACACTACCGTTTCCAACCCAAAGGAACTCAACCTTTGTAACCTCCCAAACTAATCCAACCTTTTGGTCAGATGTCTGTGCCGCACCGTTACTCCCATTTAATACAGCAAAATCACCCCATGTTGAAGGCGGTCTTATCTCTGGTAATGGGTCGTTTGCAGTGGCCGTACCCGATGGTGCTACATTTGCGAGGTAGTTACCATACCCCGTAGATATTAAGGATGTCCCAAGATTAACACCAAACCCACTTGTTGCCTGTATTGTAAACGTGTAGTTGTCTTTTATGGGGCTAAACTGTGTGTACTTAAAGTACGTTCCTGTTGTTGTTTTAAGTTGAAACTGAGGCTGCACAGCAGCTTTTGATAATACAAACTTATCAGTGACAATACCGCCATTACCATCCCTAACCTCTATTAATGTTGCGTCCTCTGAACCACCAACTATATCCTGTCCTCCAGCGGTTGCTAAATCAAAAGAGCAAACCAAGTCACCTGGCGCATCGTCTTCAGACAAACTCCAGGTAAAGGTATTTAGTTGTACTGGCAATACAGAGAAGTTTTGTGCCACGCTTCTATTTAATTCAGATATAAGTCCAGAGCTGCTAGACTCCCAAAATATATCTAGATTTGAAAATGTTGGTGCCGTCTCATACACATTAAGCCTTACCATTAAGTTGGTAACTGTTTCGTATGGTGGGTCTGTGCTTAAATCACCACCCCCTAAAGCACCTATCCTATTTATCGTTGAAACTCTGCCTATGTATGGGTTTGCTCCTTTCAAGGCTGAACCATCACCTATAGTATCTCCAACCCCATCAGTCGGTATACTATAGAAGGGTGAGCTATAATACCCATCACCGTTTTCTGTTTTATCTAAACCTATCTCATTCCTATCACCTATAAGTATTACCTCATCACCAATATTACTAGGGAAATATTGTAAATTAGTTCTTCCTGAGTTGGTTAAAAACCCTTCATTCCAAACTCTACCGAACAATCTAACAGAGCTAGAAAACTGAACGTCTTGAGGACCAACTTCCTGCAGGTCTCTAGGGACCTTGTTTATGTTGTCAGAGAAAAGAGTTATGTGCGCTTGGTCTGTAGATACCTTGTATGTGTTTAAATCAGATGCCTGAATTGTTATAACTAAGTTACCCGTAGAACCACCCAAAACACCACCAGACCCAGTAACCGTTATTGTATCCCCAGCAGTAAAACCAGTCCCTCCGTTTACCACTGTTACAGTTTGTGCGGAACCAGGGGTGGTAGGTACTATTACACTTATTATAAGCCCTGTACCACTGCCGCTAGTGGTATACCCAGACGTTACCCCAACTGTTCCTGTATAAGTTCCTGCATTAAAATCTGTTTGATTAGTGGTTATACTGTCGGTTAATGCGCCTGGTCCTTCAGAAAGTTCTGTTCCACGAAAAACATCTTGTGGATACCCGTTTAGTATGGTAGGTAGGTATACATTGTAGTAGCTTTGCTCTTGTTGCTTAACCACAAGCTTATAACTGTACCAACCCAAGGGGTTTGTTGTCTCGTCATACAATCCCGCATACCCTAAATTTGACGATGTTGATGGTATTGGTGCGTTAAACAATACCTGTAGCGAGTCACCAAGATACTCTAAGTCCATTACCGAACTCTTGTAGGGGTTAAACACCGTTGAGTTAGGGGATAGTATAACGTCTGACTGTCTTCCATACTTGTCAGATAAAACAACCCCAACTTGATAAGTTCTGTTTTGCTTTAGCGTGTGGTTTGGGTACTCTCTCTGAGATGTTGAGCCATATTGTCCAAATGTAATTTTATTGCCCGTTGATACAGTATAGTTTAATGAGTCTAAAGACGCACCTCTTAATGTTAAGTTACCATACATCACTCTGTTTCCTGCAACCGCTTGAGCCTTAGCTCTTAACGGAACTCTATCACTAACCCTAATGGTTTCTTTTGATGGTAATGACTTTATTGGTTTTGACGAGTTATATGTGTAAACATAGTCGATGCCAGAATCAACTGTTTCTATCTCGTCAAATGTTATGGTGTCCACCACCCTTATAGTGGTGCCTTCAGACTCTTTGTATAGTACATCTATGGCCGTAACTTTGTACTTATCGTAAAGGTTGTTATTAAGGCCGTCTAACACTACACCATCAGGCATTGGTATACTTAACTCTACCTTATCAACCTTATTCTCAAAAAAGTCAACCACAGTGCTTTTAATCGTATTTAACTCATCACTATTAGCATCGTTGTCTAATACACTCGTGGGTATAGAATCCTCTAAAAAATATCCATCTTGCTTCGGTATAAACGCTGCCTGAGAGAATGGTGCTATCAAAGAGTATTCGTTGTCTTCAAACTTAAACCTGTAACTAAATCTTACAAACTTATCTGACAAGAACTGTTCATCTCCCGTAAATGACGCATCGTAGTAAGGGTTAGATGTAACCCCATCAGGTAATAGAGGGCTGGTAACATCATACATAGATGGTGTTCTAACCATGTTTTCTCTAGTGACAACAAACACTGCGTCATCAGGGGTATTGCTAGAACCAAAGGTTGATTGTAGTGTGGCTTTAGGTATAGTTATAGTGTCATCTGGGTCGTAGGTTAGTCCTCCAGACGTTATAACCCCTGGACGTAAAACATACCTGTTTGAGCTTGTCCCTGTCTCTACAATAGTAACAGTAAAACTTAATGTTCCTGCTCCAGAACCACTCGTTGTGACTCCACCAGTACCAACAGTAAAAGTAGCAATAGATATCGTTAGTGGGTTAATCAAAAGTGTTGCGTTGGTTTGTATTTGTAGTTCACTATTTACAAATAGTTGACCATCACCTGAAAGCTTTGTAATATCTGGTGCAAGGCATGGGTAATACTTAGCTACAGATATGTGGTCCTCAGATGTGTAGTATGGATTTGCAGAACCGTATGGGTTTGCTAATGCTAGGTTTACGTTAATCTTTCTTGGTTGGTTTCTGTTGTCAGTGAAAAACAATAAGTTCTCTATAAGGTCGATGCCCAAAACCTCGTGTGTATCAGAAAAGTTTAAAAAGCTACCACCGACCAATACCGTGTAATCGTTTGATATTGTGTTATATACAGCTATGTAATGTGCAGATGCTGCTGGTGCTGGATTTGTTAAAGCTGTGGGGGAAGAGTCTGTGTAGTTAGTTATAAACGCAAACAACCTATCATTAGTGGTGTCTACATAAAAGCCTATAATCTTTAGATTGGAGTCGGTTAAACCAAAATTTGTCAGCTCTATGTTACCAAGAACATTCTCCAGCACCCCTGAGTCACCCCCAGCAGAGTCTGTAACCGAAGCATTTCTAGCCTCTATGTATTCTCGGTTAGATATTAATCTTGGGTCTAGGTCTTTATTCATCTTAGCCCCAAGAAAAACATTTTTAGTTTCTGCCATTTAATTCTAGTTTTTAATCATCTTGGACTTACCCCTCATTACTTGGGTAAGCTCTCCTATCTTGAGGTTAGAGAGTCTAATCTTAGCGTTTCTTAACTTAGCGTACCTCTCTTGCTTCCATCTTCTTACGGCATACTCTGGTTGGTTAGACCTTGTTGATAGTATAGAGTATACTAAGTGTGCGTACATTGCATCCTCAGCCATCTTAGGCACCCTAGAGTCTTCATGATAAGCTAGACCATCGGACACATACTCTATTACAGCTAATTGGTTTGCAAGGTTACTTGAGAAGCTAAACGAGTTGGTTCTTTCACTTATACTGAACCACCCGTTACCTTGTGTCAATGTTGGGTCTAACCCGTATCTCTGACCAAAGTATCCACCGTAGCCCCAAGCATAACCCTGACCATATCCCCACCAATCATACCCTTGATTAACTTGGTCTTGAGTAAATATACCTGTGATTTGATTTGTGTCGTTAGTCTTCCAGTTTTCTTCTGTCTGTGAACTAAGTTGTACGTTAGTCCCGAAACCATCTTGTACAATCTCACCTGTAGAGTCCTGCTCTGGGCTTTGTACTGGGTTGATTGTCAGGTTATTAGCTGGATATATAATATGCTTAACACCTATAGAGTCTATCCAAGATACCCTAACGTAATTGACATAGTCCTGCGGCAACGGTAAACTTAGGCTTGATGGTATAGTTAGTTCTATTGAACTTACACTTTTTAGTGTGTCGTATGTAAACTCTTGCAACCCTCTCTTTGCGTGGAATATAACATCGGTTCTTTTAACGCTAGGTATAAGCTTACCAGCTCCAACGTAAGCGATTAAAAAGTTGTTTATGATGTCTCCTAGCTTTATGTATGAATAACCCCCGTAATTAGACTGTACTGCGGTCACAAATAATGCCACCCTTACAAGAATACTTGGTCCCAAATTCACGGGGACAGCGTTTGTACCACTTATTATAGTGTTACTTGTGTTTGTCTTAACCTCTGAGGGTACAGTAACCCATGTCACCCCATTGTCGTTACTTGTCTGTAGGTAATAGTTTCTGTCATACTCACCTGCAACACCGTCTGTAAGTTCAGTATTGAAGGTTGTTACAAACTCACTTTGAGTTGTTGCAGCCCCAAGTGTGTAAGCTTTTTGGCCAACATAATATTCTTCATTTGTTTCGGTAACTAAACCTCCGTTTGGTGTTGACATATTCTATTAGCTTTTTTCGTTTATCTCTTCTGTTCTAGCCTCTTGTACAGCAGCTTGAACTATTTGTGGGTCTCTAATCACTACACCGAAGTAGAACAATAACTTGATTATGAAGTCAGTTTGCTCTGATGGATGTAGCTCTATGTTTGTTGAGCCGTATGTGCTTCCACTATTAAAGTCAGACGCTTGAAGTGTTATTATTGTATCTCCACTAGCACCAAGTTGAGCAGCAGGAATTGTTATAACATCTCCAACCACATACCCTGTACCTGCTGTGGTTACACTCAGTGTTACGTTTGTAGGTGTGGTTACATTTGCAGATATTACAAGTCCTGTACCCGAACCCCCAGTGTATGATGGGGTGTATGTACCAAGAGTACCTCCAGCAATACCAGCGGTGATGCTACTTGTTAGTGTGTTTGTACCTGTGTTCAGTAAAGACGCACCATAAACAGTAGCGTCATATATGTACTGACCCAATGAACCAACACTGTAACCCCACCTTGGCTCTGTAGGCTTTCTAAGGTAGTTTACAACAACCCCTGAGTTTATACTGTCTGGTTTAACATACATCCTTTCATTCTCGTAAAGGTATGTTGGGAAAAATTTTGAGGATGCCGTCAGTAATGACTTCTGTATGTTGTAAAAATCATTTCTCTGCAATCTCTGAAGTTCTACTTGATTCCCATTTATACCAGTGTAAACCACTGTACCTAAGCGATATAGGTCAGATGGTAGTGTATAATATGGTGTGCTTGGAGTTGTGGCGTTGTCGTATGTTGCGTCACCGAAAGCTTTGAATATAGAAAGCTTTTCGTCTGTATTCATTATTCTGTTTGAATAATCAGCGTCTGCCTGTGGAACACGGAGCTGCTGGTTTAGTTCCTCTGCGTAGTTTTCAAACATTTGCAGTTGAACTTGATTGGCTATCTTATTGAACTCATTAGGTGTAACATAACCCCTCTGTTCCTTGTTAAGAATCAGTAATGCGGTTTTATATACCTCGTTAATGTTTATAGCCATATTTATTTTTTATTAATTATAAGGGATAGGCCAGATTTCTACTGACCTAACCCTATAATATATATTACGTTGTTACATTAGTTTTTTCTCGATAGATGAAAATATTTCCATACCCTCGTCTGTCTTGAAAAATGAAGCCATAGCTGAGTATGGGTGTTCATCAAATGGAACAGTGATTAACTTTCTACCATTACTGGCCCATGTAAATGTACGTTGGTCTTGAGACAGCTTAATGATACCTTGTTCAGCAGCTTTAATCGCAAAGTTTCTAAGCTGAATATTATCATCTAGTGCTAGGCTAATAAATAGTCTTGGATTTGTTTTAGCTAGTACCATCAAGTCTCTTCGTATCTCCTTACTTGTCATTTTTGATACGCTAGAACCACTTTCTGCTCTTAGAATTGCTTCAGCATGGTCGATGTCAATCTCCCTTGCAGCTGTCATTGCCTCAAGCTCAGTCTCTAAGTCCTCTAGTCCATATTCAGCCTCTTGTATTGGGTCAAACTCATTATAAAGTCTGTCTTTGTGGGGATGATAAATAGATAAAAGTTTTTGTAAACTCTGCTTTTCTTTAGGCACATTTAACACGCCATCTTTAAACACAATATGCTCCATTGTTACAGAGCCGTTCTGCTCATCCACAAAACAACTTTTTTGATTAGTTGCGTACCGTATTTCCCTTTGAGAGTTTGTCTTAGGGTCAAACCACAGTAATGGATGCCTTGGTGTGTGTTTACTTGCTAGTGTAAAAGTTAATGGTGACTTACCCCCTGCCAAATAATATTGACGGGACTTAATTTCCCACTCATCTTTCTTCTTGGTTTCTTTTACTTCAACTGGTTTAGGAGCTACTGGAGCTTCAATTACAGTTTCATTTTCTTGTACAGTTTCTTGCACAACCTCTTCTACTTGAGGTTTTGTTGTTGTTGTTGTTTTTCTTGGCCTTGCCATGATATAATATAATTAAATAGTTTAAAAAAATAAAACTTGGGGCCACACAATATGACCCCAAGTTTATAAGATTAATGCTTACGCAGTAGCCTTAAACAACACGAAGTTGTTAGCAGCCTGAGTAACCAAACAACGCTCAGAAAGGAAATGAACCTTCATTACGTCTTCTCCTGAAGTAGCAGCACCACCTACAGAACCTGTAATCCAAGACTTCATTCTTCGGTCATCAGCCTCAGATGCACGGTAACGTACATGTAAGAATGGTCTGCGAATGTTAGTACCTAGCATTTGGTCGTAAACAGTAGTTGTTCCAGCAGGAATCAAAACTCCATCGATGTCTTCAGTAAGACCACGAGTAGAAGCATCGTTAAGATATTTCCAATCAGTCTTGTAGAAGTCATAAGAACCTCTTCGGAATCCAGAGAATCCTAAGTTCAAAGCCATCTCAGAGCTGTTTTCAAATACTCCGTAAGAAGTACCACCAGCACCGTAAGAGTTCTGAGCAGCAAGCATGTCATCCATATCTAAGGAAGTGTTACGATTCAAGAAAAGCATGTTTTCTTCAATAGCACCTTGCTTATCTAGGTTGGCAAGAATCTTGTCAAAGTCAGTTAAACCAGTTGCAGCAGAGAAGTTGTTATAAACATTTCCTCGTGCCTCAATAGCGGCAAACAGACCCTCAGTACCCTTTACGTTTGGAGCAGCGGCTCCTGGAGTAAGTCCACCAGCAGAACGTCCAATAGCAGCAGAACCAGCAGCAGCAAGTTCACCCTCTATAGAAACCATCTCTAGGTAGTCCTGAAAACGTAGACGAGTTTCACCTTCAGCCTTCAAATACCATAGGTATCCAGAAAGTCCAGCCTCATCAGTAACTTCAACCCAACCAATTTGTGCAGCGTCAGAACCTGAAACCTCATACTGGTCCTTGATGATTACTGGGCTGTTGTTAAATTGAGTGAAAGATGGTGTAATAGAACCAGCCATAGAGTCAGTACCCTTAGCAAATTCAGAACCATATACAAAGATTTTAATACTTCCTCCAGCTCCTGGCTGTCCACCAGCAGTAGAAACAGCGTTTAAGTTAGCTGCATCATATGGATAAGCATTGAAATCAAAGTTATTACCAGCTCCAGCAACAGGCTCAGTGTCAACAAAACACTTAACAGACGCTAAACTAACTGTGTTATAAATAACTACAGTAGAACCAGCTCGGATAATAGGTTGAATAGACTCTCCAGCAGAGTTCTCACCAGCTACATCAGAAACTAAAGTTCCTCCAGCAGCAATAGTAATAGCAGAAGCAGTAGTAGCTCCAGCTCCACCCATACCACTCTCGAAAGAAAGGTGTAGACGGTTCTGCTCAGACCAAACAACTTGGTCAGAAGTCATTGGCATCTCAGCCCCAACCATACGAAGAAAACCAGAGATTGTACGGTTACCGTAACGCTCTACTTCAGCTTCATAGATTTCGGGTAGATACTGCTGTGCGAAGTCGTTTCCGCTTCCATCAGCAAAGTTTAAATAAGAACCTTGAGTAATACTCTTAAATGGAGTAGGTACCAAGGAAAACGAACCTAACGGGTCGTTAGTTGCAAATTGTCCCATAATTTTTAATTTTTAGGTTTTTTTATTAATTTTAAGTTTTGAAGAGTCGATGCCGTTGACAGCCTTAACCTTTAACCCATTTATAAACAGACTATCGTTTGACGTTTGTCTAGGTGCCTCACCTGTTATGTTTTTAGACTTAACAGAAACATCCTTGATAGCGTCAGCCTTACCCTGTTCGTAAAAGTGTGAAGCAATTTTGTCAACATTTTGGGCCGCATACATTGCTTTATGATACTCGTCAAATCTTTTTACATTACCACCTTCATCGAGAAACTTCCCCAATATATTATTAATGCTAGACTGAGTATCAGCAATTGATTCTGGATTACTTACCCCGTATCTAAATTTCTTTTCCCCAACTTTAAAATCAAAACCTTTGAAATCGTTTTGGAAAAAATCTTTAGTTTTAGATTTGAATAAACCTCTAGATTCTTCAGCTTGTTGTTCACTCTCCTTGTAGCGATTAAAAAAGTCCATTGCTTTTCTTTGTTCGTTGGACTGCGTGGGCCTCGACTTGATTTCCTCGTAGTATTTATCCTTCAAATCATTTAGAAATGAATGGGCTTTTGAAACCTCTTCTTTTTGAGCAAGTTTTTTTCTCTTGATGTCTCGCTCATCATCAAGTTCTTCATCGTAATGAAAGTTTTCTTCCATTACAAAATCTATTTCCTCATCGTTAAGATGCGGTTTTGTTTTCTTATAGTACTCTCTTAGTAGTGTTTTTTCATCTACGTTCGAGTAGTCTGTGTTTAATCGCACATAGTCCTGTAGGTCACCACCTGTTTCGTCAATAAACTTCACAAGCTTATCTACACCCTCTGGTAGATTTATCTTAACCTTGTCTTCTGTTTGTTCAACAACGGGTGCTACTTCTTCTTTCTCTTCTTCTTTTTCAGTAATCTCTTGTATTACTACTTCTCCTTCTTCTGACTTACCCCCATCATCTGAACTGGTGACTTCTGCGGGAGTGTTTTCAGGTTTTGATTCGGGTGTTCCTTCCTCCACTTCTCCGCTAGTTTCGGGTTTGTTGAGTACAGGTACTTCATCTGTGCTTTGCTCTTGAACGGCATCTTCTTTTTCTTTTAGTTCTTCTTTCTTTTTAGAAAGGTCTAACTTAGTTACTGTTTGTTTAGCCTTCTTAGGCTTGACTTTTGACAAGTCTACTTTTGTTTCTGACATAATAATATAATATATAATTGTTTAAAATCACTTCGGCTCAAATTGCTCTAATCCGATACCACCCAACACATCGTTTCCAGAGGACTCAAAATCTGTTGGTAGTAAGTTGTTTTTTCTTTGGTTGATGAGTTCACTCTGCTGAGTACCCTGCATCCTAATTCTTTTATCCTTTCGGTCCTCTATATCTTGTTCTTTTTGACCCTCAGCATTAGCCCTCACTTGAGCCAACTGCATGTTAAAATCAAACTCAGCCTGCATTAACCCTCTTTTTATTTCAGCTTCAGTCTGAAGTCTTTGTATTTCAAACTGAGACTTAGCCTGCTCTATACTAATCTTTTCTTGAGTTAGGATTTGTTGTTTTTGTGCCTCAGCCATTGCCGCTTTTTCAGCAGCCTCAGCGTTAGCCTGGGCCTGCATCTGTATGTTAGACTGCTGTTGCTGTTGCTCTCTTTCTAGCCTCTTCTTTCTCTTCTGCTTTAGAACCTCGTTAGCAAGCTTTAGGTTATTTATTTGTCTGATGTCTATTGCATCCTCAATATCAATACCCCCCATTTTTATAGAAGCTTGTATGTTCTGCTCAAGCTGCGCTTTCTCCTCTTCTTCTGGTTCAAGTTCTAGGTATATACCAAAGTCGTGCAAGTGCAGGCTTGATATTTCCTCTAGCGTACCCACGTTAAATGAGCTTATAGCCCTTCTTAAAGATTGGTCGGTCAAAGCAAACTCAACAGAATCTGATATTCTTAACGATATGTTTTCACAGGTTCTAGCGATTAAATAAAGGCTAGACTGTAGTATGTGTCGTGTCGCTACGTTCGATGCGTTAGCGGCAAGCTTTTGCAGTCCTACAAGAGTGTCCTCCATAGGTGCGCTACCGTCACGAGCTTCGTTAAGCCCTGTGACATCCCTAATCATTTGCAAGTAATACTGATAGGTGTTAATTAATGCCGATAACTTTGCCTGACCATTTGACGAACTTAGTTCCTGTATAGGAACCTTACCCCTATTCATATCACCCTCCTGTGTCAGAGACCTACCAAGTATACTACCCGTTTGGAAATACATGTTCAGAGCCTCTTGAGGATTATAACTTGTACCATTACCCAAATCCACCTCAGCCAATCCGTCAATGTCTAGATATACACCGTCTGGCACTAGCTTAGACATTACCTGTTGAATCTTCAGGTTAGTGATGTTTATCATGTCAGCAAACCCAGTAATCTTACTTACTGTCGATTCTATCCTACCCTTGTACATTCTAGGTGCGGCAATAGAATAATTCATGCAAACCTTAGTCGTGTCTGATTTAGGTCTTGTCATGTTTTCTGACACTCTCCAATCAATCATTTGGTCGTAACCAAGAATCTTAGCCCCAGTATACAAAACTTCTATAGTCCTGGATACCTTTTTAAATGTGTCCGCTTCTGGTGGGTTAAAAGAATCTGTTTTTTCTATAGCTTTTTCTAACCCGTTTGCTGTGTGTTTTATTTTAAACACTTGGTTCATGTACGTTTTGTACTCAAAGTATAAAACTTGAACAGTGTTATCGTCATAGTCATTCCAACCAACAACATAATCGCTTCTGTTACCCATCTTAGATATTCTATCCAACTCTTCCTCAGAAATAAACGGGTACTGTTTTTTAAGCTCTGGTATTGTTATAGACTTAACCTCACCAACATAGTAAATATCTTCAAAGTTTGGGTCCTCAGTGTAAGACCAAACCATTTTTGCTGGGTCGCAGTAGTCTACTACAACCCCCTCAGCCTTGTTCCAATCAGTCTTTACCGCAGCAATACCAAGTACCGCTAGGTCATAGTTTAATCTTCTCCTTACCAACTCAAATTTATTTTTAGCTAAAGTATTATTTATGGCTTCTTCTTCAGCTATTTCTATGGACGGCTTATACTTGAGCTGCATATATAGAGAAACATCTTCAGGCGTTTCTGGTAAGTCAGTTTTACCTTTAAAGTTCGCTGTGTCCACACCTATACTATCCCTAAGTATTTGTATGTCCTCCTGGGCTACAATGTCTCTAAGTAGGTTTTCTGCGTAGTTTGTTCTTTCTTTTAGTGATGATGGGTCTTGAGCGTAAGCATTAATCTTATACTTCTTCTCTGACATACCATTAACAACGATGTCAACAAACTTAGATATAACTGGCACTGGCTTCCAATCTAAGTTAAGGTATGATAGGTCACCATTAATGGATAACTCATCCTTGTACTTTTGTATTGGCTGTTCACCTCTAGCGTAAAGTCTTAGGTTGTGATACTTGTTCCAATTAGTAGCAAACCTGTTACCGCTTCTCCCACCATGAAACCACTCACCCTCTATAGCTCTTCCTACTTGAACGCCATATTCAAAGCTTTTTTTCTCCTCATCGCTAACGACTTGGCTTGGGAACGAACTATTTGGATTTGTACTTATATTCATCTATCTATTATTTTGGAAACACTACCAGTATTGTCATATCTTTTGAAGCCAAGTTTAATATTGTTTCTAACCACTTTGTTTATAGGTGCGTATCTATTTTTGTTACAAGCCATTATCGCTAGTCCTGAACTAATAGACGCATCAAACTTCGTTCTGTTGTTTATATCAAATCTTGCCCAATCATTTAATGTTCTGTCGAGATACATATCCCCGTATTGGTCATCACCTATGACTCCAACACATTCGTCTATGTAAGTCTCTATTGCGGCTGCATGAGCCTGCTTAATGTCTTCACTTGAGTTAGGTATACCACCTATCTCTTTTTCCGTTTGTGAGAGGTTGTTCCAAACCCTATCTGGTCTGTTCATGGAGTATCCCCTGTAACCCCTTCTTTTAACGTGATATAAAAGTCTTGGCTTATTATTCTCACAAAGTATTGGCATACCGTAAAAAATAATAGCCATTAATATATCCTCAAAAAATATCTCAGCGGTCTGTGGCCTAGATATATACTCTAGAAAAAAGTGGTTTGCTGGTGCCTCTTCCATAGAAAACTTTGTTAATCCGTGAAGAGAACCATTTGAGCCTATGCCACTTACAGTTCCTGATATATCGTAACTATCACACCCAAATGCCCCTAGGTGTTCGTTACCAGGATACTTAACCCCATTCTTTATTATTACTCTATTTTGCAGATTTGTGTTAGGAACCCATGAAATTAAAAATCTTCCGTTGTTACTAGGTAAAAATATTACCCTTGTATCCTTTATACCGTTCTCCCACTGAAAGTTACCCTTTGTGAGTATGTTGGTATTTCTTAGGTCTTGGTTATAATCTATCTGCTGATATATCCTAGTGAGGTTAAACAAAGAGTTCTTGGCCTCATCCCTAAACGCATGCTCCACTGTTCTTGGGAACTGCCTATAAAATTCATTAAGACCATCCTGGTCGTTCTTTAATCCCTCTACCTCGTTCTCCCAATAATCAATAACACCCATCCGTATTTCATTACCAAAGGTGTCACAAACCTTTTTCTCTGGTGTGTCAAACACGGGGTATCCATACTCGTCTATGTATCCCTCGTAGTTCCACTCCATCGGTATAAACAGGCTATACAACCCAGACGCTGTCTGTCCGTTGGCGTTTCTCTTGGTTGCGTCAGAGTCTTCATACAACTTCTTGAAGTTCTCACCCCCTTTATCCAAAGAGTTTGATGTACTCCCCATCATACACTTACCAATCACCCTACTACCCAACCTTAGACATGTCTTAGTGACCCTCCAGTTGTTAAGTATGTTTGTGGGCTTCTCCCACTTACCACTCTCATCGTGTACCAACAACGATAGTTTTTCACCATCGTATGAGTTATCTCCTGTGTTCTTCCAGTCTATGGTTGTGTCAAGACCTGTAATGTCCTCAACTTTGTTGTTTGTATCCAGCTTCTTTCTAGTAAACTTAGACGCTGGTACACGGTACGCAAGCTCTGTCTTAGGTCTATCCATACCATCCTGTATGGGCTTGAAGAAGAACGGGTAGTTCACCGATATTGGCACTACCTTGTCTGTGAACATCTTCTTAGCATCGGGTCCTGTCTTAGACAGTATACCAAACCTTGAGTCACTAGACAGTGTTGCTAAGTTTACAGTTTCTGCTGATGACATAAAAGAAAAACCAGAGCGTCTATTCTTTAAGTAGCACATCCCGTAGCTTCTGTGGTCAGCTTTACAAGCCTCCCAAAATATAAAGAACAATCTGTTAGATTCCCTAAAGTCTGGTTTACCAACATCTATCTTAGACCACTGTAAGTAGTTGTAGTGAGAACCTGTTATGTATGTTGGTTTGTTCTTGTTTACAAACCAAAAGCCATCTTCCCTTCTGGTAAACTCTGTGTCTATGTAGTCGAACCATTTATTCTTAAACTCATCTGGGGCTTCGTTCCAATCAAAAACACTCTTAAACCTAGATAACTCTTTTGGGTAGTCAGTGTAACACCATTTGTTATCTTTAAACTTAACGACATCAAACTCTATTGGTAAAGCTATCTTTAGGTTTTGTATCTCGTATATCTCACCAATCTGACCGCTCTTACTTATAACCACAATGTCGTGCGCTTCATTGTACCCATACTTCCATTTCTTGCCTTTGTTCATTCTTTTCAGAACATGTGGCTTTATATGGTCATCTATTATATTTATTAATGTCTGTTCGTACATTACTTCTTAGACCTGTTCTCAGCAAAACCAGAGAATACTTTTTTTGGTGCCTCAACTTTTTCTACGTTGTTGAGCATATTCTCCTCTTCGTTAATCCTGTTTAATATTTCAAACGCATCAAATATCGCAAGCTTTTTAGTGGCCGCTGCGTTCTTTAATCTATCCGCTGATACATCATCCTCACTTCCAGTAACTATTGGCTCTCTAGCCACCTTAATTAGCTCCTCAACCGCTGCTCGTCCAGCTTGGATTATATTTAGTTTCGCTTCCTTCGTTTCCATAGGTCAAAACAATATTTTTAGATTTCATACAATATAATAACTCACCATCCACAACAAACTCAAACTCTGACTCTGGGGTGAATCCTACAACCATTCCTGGGTGTACATCGTTCTTTTCAAGAACCTTGTTGCCATACCTAAGTATACCTGTAAGTGGTTTTTCTTTTTGAGATGACCACTCATCGTCATTAACAACTGGCTGTACAAAACAATAATCAAGGTGTGATTCATTGTCCTTATAAAGGTATATCTGCTCTGGTGAACAAGCGTACATATCTTCTTTTATGTGGCTACGGCTATCCTTTTCATTACCCCTTATGTCGTAAAACCTTCTAAATACATTATGGTGGACAATAACCTTGTCACCAACTTTGATGTCTGTTACAATGGATAGTGGCGTGGCTATTACTTCTGCCTCATTACTAACGCTTTTGTAGCTTTCAATCTTTGTGTTAGTTACAAACTTAACTCCACCAATATCTTTGGTATTGTTATACCTACCAGATATAGGCTTAACAATAAAGTCGTACACACTCCTCATGGGTGTTAGTATTTTAGGTCGTACTCCACAGATATACCCATGTTCTTATTGAAGTCCTTCCAGGGCATCACCTCATCGTTCTTGGTTATGTATATCCTGTACACATTATCCTTCTCGATGTCTTCTATGTTTGAAACGCAGTGACCACCATAAACCTCTTGACCTACAGCGTAGTGCATGGCATTATCCTTGTACTCCTTACCTATGGTTATCTTCCTTATTATAGACACAGCTACTCAGTTTCAACCTTAGTATACGAGCCATCGGATAGGTCTATGTTAATAGCCCCATACTTATCTTCAAGCTCTTTCTTGGTGGCATTAGACTCCCCCAACACTTCAATGTACATCTTTAAAAGACTATCTTTTTCGGTCTCTATAAAACCTATTCTTTTAAGTAGATTGTTTAATTCTACCTGCTGCTCAACAATCTTGTCAAGCTCTTCTTTTTCTATTTTCATTTAATTTAATTTAATTCTATTAATGCGTAGGCAAATAACTTCCTGTAAAGTTAGTGAGGGTCATGTCTGCACTACCAACAGAACCGCTTTGCGCTATGGTTGTTGCGGGAATTGATTCATTAAACTTGTACCAATAAAGAGGTTGGCTACCAAGTATGTTTGTTACGTTTCCAGCTCTTCCGTTATTATATATTGCCTGTGCTTCAACAACTGTACTAACTCTTTCATGAAAAAAGATATCGTCAACACCTATTTCAGAGTCAAAACCGCCACTGCCTCTTGCGAAAAATGTTCCAAAATTATCAACGCCATCAAATTGAAATTCAGAACTTGACCTTGTTTGTAGCACCCCGTCATAAACAAGATAAAGTTCACCGTCAACACTGTCTGGAATTTTTGATAAAACTGCTTTTGCTGTTTGTCCATCTACTGTAAAAGTAATTTCATCACCCGTCCTATAACCAGAGCCTACAGCGGTTACGCTAAGTCTAGTTATATTCCCAGAACCTCCTGAAACAATTGCCGTCATTTGTAATCCTGTGCCTCCAGGAGGATAAACCGATGGGGAAATTGAAGAGTAAGTGCCATCGGCAGCACCTGTCGGTTGCTGTGTTATGTCCTCAGTTAATGAGTTGTTATTATAAAAGTAATAGAAATGATGCCAATCGTTGTCTGTTATGTTTAAGTTCCACTCAACTCTTCTGTGATTATTATCTCCGTCAGTGGCAAATCTAATGAATGGGGAGGTGTTTCTGTGATATATGTATGTGCTGTTGTTGGTGTTACCTGACGCTATTGCATTAGTTTTAGATGAGGAAGCACCTACGGGTCTTTTAGCCCAGTAAGCTACAATTATATTAGAAAATCTATCTGTGCTATTCCAAGCTGTAGCTATTGTGCCACTTTCGGTTGTATTACCTACTGATGGTTGAATAAAGTTACCGAAATCGTATAACGCTATTGTTTGACTAGCTATAGTAGCAGAGCCTACAATGTTATTTACCGTTATGCTGTAGTCTCCTGCGGTTTCCACATCGACTATTGCCGTTATCTGCGTGACACTATTTATAGTGTAGCTATCAACAACAGCAGTACCAGATGCGCTTAAACCTGTAACAGAATAAAAGTTTGTGCCTGTTAGAACAACTTGAGCTGGTGATGTAGTATTTACAGAACCCCCTGTGATTGTTGGGGCCGCTAATAAATGTGGTGACCAATCCCCGTTTGTTGGAAAGTTTATTGTTGCGTTGTTTCCGTTACCGCTTGAGTCAACAACAGTGATTCCACTTGTTTGGTCAAACCTGTAAAAGATATCAGGGGTTGTTATTACGGTATTGCTTAACACTCCTTTTCCTGCTTTATATAATGAGTTTACTTGAGCCTGAGTTAGTGTCCCGTCTGCATCTATAATTAGTTCATCCATAACAAACAAACCATAAGATGTATTACTCCTACCTATAAGACTTATATTTATAGCTTGTGCGTCGTAGTCTTCTGTTGTACCCGTGGATTTTACCGCGTTAATCCACAGCTCGTTGACACCACCATTTAATGATATAGCTACGTGATTCCACCCTGTGGAGTTGGCAGATATAGTCCATGTAGTGTTAGTGCCAGCCGCAGTTTGAAATGTAGCGGATGTACTCGAATCAAATCGGAAGAACATGTCAGCGTCACCCACATGGCCAAAGATATACTCATTAGAAATACTACCATCAAAATGAACCCAACAGCTTAATGCAAACCCACTTGTAGCTGCTGGCTTGTTTACAGCAGATGACAGCTGTGCAAAGCTTCGGTCACCATCACTGTACAGCGAGTTAACAAACTCAAATGGCACAGCAAAACCTCCTGGGCCTATAACCGCTAAGTCTATACCTAAGCCTAAAGACATATTACTTCAAAGATATGATGTCACTAGCTGTAGTTCCAGTCGCTAGAACATAGTCTACAGTGACTGGTAGAAAACTTCCGTCAGGCACATTTGCAAAAATAATTGCATCTCCAACGTCTCTTTTTCCTGGCATTAAAACTTTAACAGACCCACCTGTACCGACATACAGTATAGAACCAGTAAGGTTAGTCGCTACTGATATAGTGTCTGATGCCGCTACTGTAGCTGCCTCTGTTCCAAAATCTGGTTGATTTCCGAATTGTCCCATTTTATTTATTTAAGTTAACACCCCCATAGGTTTTATCCTACAGGGGTGTTGTATGTAATTTATTTTAACTTACAGTTATATCCGATATTACTGGACCAGCAACCTTAGCAATAAAAGGGCTTCCTGGGTTAGCTACAATAGCCTCCACAATAGCGTCTTTCATTGTTGGTGTAGTTGCTGGAGAAGAAGCCGCATGAGTGATTGCGTATGCACCATCAACACTTGTTACAGTAGTCAATGTGGATGTGCTTTGTACAATACTCTGAAGCTTATTTACTGGTAATAAATACGACCCAACATTAACATTGTTGTTAACAAAATCATCAGCCACCAATGTTACAGCAACGGCTGTAGTTCCACCAATAGCAGAAGTTGGGAAAGTAATTACATCACCAACAGCGTATCCACTTCCAGCAGCTGTTGCTGTAACTACAGTTACTGCGTTTCCTGCAATAGTTACGTCAAATGTTGCTCCAGTTCCGCTTCCTGTTGCTGTAAATGCAGTTCCAGTGGCGGCTTGATTAGTAGCATCTGATGAGTTAGTTGTGATAGAGCCAGTTAAAGCTCCAACAGCTGTAGACAAAGCTGTTACGTCACCTACATTTTCAGTTAATTCTATGAATTTTACCATCTTAATTTATATTAATAATTTATAATTAAGCAATAACAATACCCGAAACAGCTGGGCCTGAATACAAAACAGTCTCTCCACTAGGAGCGGCTGTTAATGCACTTACAATAGCATTTTTAGCTGTTGGTGTAGTTACTGGAGAAGATGCGGTGTGCGTCAACGTAAAGGTAGTCGCATCAATTAATGTGATTACAGTTGTTGTTGATGCCGTTTGTACAATGTTTTCGATTTGGTCCACCTGAACTAAGAAAGCTCCGTTGTTTAGTGTTCCAGCAGCGGCCACATTGATTTGAATAAATTGTGCCATTTTGTTTTAGTTTTTTTTGTTTTTTATTAATTATTAAACGGGTATTTTACCAAAAGGTACCCCACCTTTTTTATATGCCTCTTTTTCCCAAGGCTCTTTACCAGTACCCATCATGTTTAGTGAACGAGAATATTTCTTTCCCTTCCAATAAAAATTAGGTCCATCCCAATCTAGGTCACCTCTCTCGATTTGGTCAACGTGGACCTTTTCGTGTTTGATGACCGCATCGTGATACTTTGGGTCAAGTTCTTTATTAAGTAGTATGGTACCGTTCTTATTGGTTCTACCAAGAACAGCAGGCTCATCTGTAAAGTCATTTAAGTATACGGCAGGCCCGTCAAGATTATATGGTGGCTTGTCTAACTTAAAGCTCATTACTTTCCGTACTTGTCGTATTGATTTTTACCGCCAGACTTAGCGTCTCTTACAATTACGTTTTCACCCATCATCATAGGCTTATTTCCCATCATCATAGGCTTCTTCCCCATCATCATAGGGTCTCCATACATGTTAGTGCCTCGTCCACCCATGTGCTTAGATATAGGGCTATGACCCATCATCATTGGTGATTCACCTGCGGCAACCCTAGTTGCTTGCTTTTGCTCATAGTTTGCGTCCTTAGTGCGCCCTTCTTTTCTATCTACAATTGCGTTTCTTGCGTAATCTTGAGCAATTCTTTTTCTACTTTTTTTCATATTCGGTCCTTTTTTACTCCCCATCATAGATGGAGAAAATTTACTTTTAAATAATTCTTGCTTTTGTTGTTCTAATGCTTTTCTTTCTTCAATTTCTTGCTTTGCTTTTCCAGGGGCTTGCATAATCTTGTTTTTCAAGGCAGAGGTAGCGTGTTCCTTTACGGTAGAACCTAAAACCTTTTTCTCTGCTACCTTACCCAAAGCATCACCAAGCTTGCTACCCTTAACTCCTTTTGTAAGTTTAGTACTTTCAACAACCCCCTTAACTCCTTTTGTAAGTTTAGTACTTTCAACAGCACCTTTAACTTGTTTTGCAAGTTTAGTACTTTCAACAGCACCCTTAACTGCTTTAGCAGCTTTAGTGCTTTCAACAGCACCTTTAACTGCTTTAGCAGCTTTACCAACCCCCTTAACTGCTTTAGCAGCTTTACCAACCCCAGCAATAATTTTACCACCAGCTCCAAGTTTACCAGCAATAGCTCCTGCGGTTCCTGCGGCCCCAGCGGCAGTTTTAGCAGCAGCAGCAGCGGTTCCAGCTGCAATCCCAGCCTTAGCTGCTCCAGCAAGAGTTCCTGCACCAAGTATAGCTTTACCAGCAGCAGCAGCAGCGGGTATTAGTGCCAACAGAGGTAATGCGTTAGGACCTTTACCGTCCTTCATTTTATAACCCATTTTATTTATTTTTTTAAGATTGATATTTACTTAGTAGTTGAGCGTAAGACGGTTGGCTTTTAGACGAGTAGCCGCCTCCACCACTTCTTTGTCTTGGAGCAAAAGCATTGCTTGAACCAAGGTTAGCTTTTCTTTTATTAGCTATAAGGTTTGCAGCACTCTTCACCCCAGCTTCACCTAATCTAAACAAAGATTCTGCTGCCATTTTTTTAATACCAGGATGTTTACCTTCAATTTTGTCCGCTTTAGCTTTAACCTTCTGCGATAATTTATAAGGAGCTAAACGTATTTTTACAAATCTTTCTTTAGGTAAAGTTGTTGGTGAATGATATTCTTGTTGTCTCGACTCTAATTTTTTTGGTGGCTCATATGTCTTAGTAGTAGGCATCTTACTTATAATTTCTTCACCCCTTTTAGTAGTGGAATTACTTTTGGATTCTTCTTTTTCTTTAAGCTTAATACCAGTAAAAGAAGGCCCGCAAGAGTTAATGTTTTTGTAGTTGTATGCAGCACCATACATTGATGGACCAGAGCTTGTCTTATATCCAGTCATTGAGCTACCTAGTGTGGTAGCAACGCTAGTCCTTGGTGTTTGGTCTATGTTCTTGTAGCTAGTTACCTCTGTTTTAGGTCTCTGCGCATTAAGCCTATCTATCTCAGCTTGTAATGCTTTTTTCTTTTTACCCATTGTTTTTTTATTAAAACGGTTTTATAAATTTCCACCCAATCTTAACCAAGACCGCAAGTGATATTATTAGTATAATCCAAAACAGATACCTCTTTAGGTACCTTTTGATTTGGTCTAGTATTCCTTCCTCCCTTACAACTACTCTTTCAAACGGTACCTCCACTGTGCGTATGATTGTATCGCTTTTACACTCACCCTGTATGTATGTCGTATCACCCACCCTAACGTACTTAATTCTAAGCTTATCCTTATATACATAAGTAGTATCTCCAGGTATGTCAACAAACGAAGTGTCGTGTTTAACCCTATCCGATATAATCTTAAAGGTATCATGTAAAGTGTCATTATTTAAAAGCTTAGGGTACTTAATTGTAAGTTTTTCTATCCTTCGCTCAGCTCTTCTAAATTTATTTTCTAACCTCTGCTCAACAGAGCATGAGTTAAATAAAAATACAGTTAAGAGAATAAAGAATATACCGTCTTTCCTTTTACTCTTTTGCATTTCAATATTTGATTTCTATTTTCTCTTTCCTTGTAAGAAACATGAACCCAGTTTGGGTTGTCATCGTCACCGTACTCCCAGATAAGCTGGTCAAAGTCTAAGTTGTCTTTTATAAAGTTAAACATGTCTGTGTTAGACATATACCCTAGTGTGTCATCAATGTCCATAGCCGCACCATTAATAGCGCAGTGCTGTGAACTTGACGAACCCCCGATAGCTCTATTTAACTCTACACTTCTAAACAAACTGTTTATAGCTATAGGGCCACCCACATGTTCCCTGAGTGGTTCAAAAACCTTTTTACAGAGTAGCTTTATCTTCTCCATTTGCTCACCGCTTGGTATGTTTTCTATACCCCTTCTAATAGCGGTGTTGCTTTTGGTTACCTCCTTATAAGAAACATGCTCAGTTACCTTCATTTATTTCTTCTTTTTAATGGTTATCCATTTATGGACGGTGTACCCTATGGTCACAGACAGTAAGATTATCTTTAAAGACATCTCTAAGCTGCTAAAAGATATCCCAAGGGTTAACATATTAATTAACACAATTTTTATTTCGTTATACATCAACTTAAATATTGTCATTATTATTTTTGTTCCGTATCACTTTTCTTACCGAAAATCTGACCAGCTTCGGCAATACCAAAAGCACCAAGTGTTACTATAACGAATGAATTAAATATTACATCGCTGTGTACTAACTCTTTACCGTATATACCAGTAGCAATGTCAACAGCAGCAAATATTGTCATCACCGCAAATGATAGAAAACCAACGATGTTCTTTTCGTTGTACCTGTTTCTTGTTCTAAATATATCCCAGAAAGACATACTAAAAACCTTTAGCTCGTTCGGTTATAGGACCCATCTTGCATGGTGGCTGATTCTTGGCTAAAAGCTTAATACCCTTAATACCGTTACTGTCACCCTTTTCTGTTGGGAACTCACTCATATCTAGTGGCCCGTCCCATACTGAATTTATACCTAAATCTTTTCTCATTTTGTAGTTATTTATTTTTTTTAAAAACCTCTTGATTCTTCAGAGCCGTAAAGACCACCAAACAACTCGCTCATTCCATCTCTTCTATTAGACACAGGGTTTACACCCGTCATTTTTTCGCCTTTACGCTCATTCAGCTCGAACAACCCTTCATTTTGCTGTCTAAAGTACTCAGCCTGTGCTGCGTTTACATTACCAGACATAACCTCTCTAGCCTGTCTTTTTAACTCCTCTTCCTGTGGGTTAACCACTGGTGTTTCTGTTTCTGTTTCTGTTTCTGGAGTTGGTGGTGTGGGTGGAGTTATTGTAGGTGGTGGCGGTGTATTATTAAATGTTATTGTGGGTTTTAAATTAGTAACCCTATCAACAACATTGTTAATTTTTTTACCTATACCTAATAAATTTGGCCCTTTTTCTTTTTTTGTTCTCATTAGTCCCTCCTCATTTTTCTAGGTGCAGCCTTACTTCTTCTACTACTTCTACTAATGGCTCTATCTATAGCCATCATTGCTGGACCAGACACATCAACCGACTCATCGTTTTCATTGATTCGATTTTCTTGTCGGGCCTTCATCCTAGCTTTCTTGTATGAATCTCTGCTAAGTAAAGGCTTAGATGCGTTATATATACTTATTTTTTCTTCCATTAGTACAGTGTTGTATTATGTATATTACCTGTTTTTATCATTATTCGCAGAAATAATTGATTTAGATAAAACTTTATCCATATAACTCCTACCTAACATAATCTTATTATGAGTGCTGGTGGGTAAATCTTCGTACCCAAGCATTATCTTATACATCTTATTTGTTAGCTGCTTAGTTCTTAGGGAAACCTCGTACACATGGTACTTCTGCGTTGTGTGGTTTCTTTTTCTCCAAACCACAATCCAACCGTTCTTGAGTAACCTATCCCATCTCCTCTTGTCCCAGCTATAAGAAAACACACCAGTCTCGTAATCCCTCTTGGTGAACCTACCCTCGCAGTCTAGGTATATCAAAAGCTCTAGGTCAGAGTCTGATAAACCATTTGTTTTACATGCCCACTTCCTTATTGTCCTGTAATGCTTTAGTAGGTTTATGTCTTTTAGGGTCTGCGGTTCTATCCTCATAAAACAACGACAACGTCAAACTCTTTTATCACCTTGTACACTACACCCTTTATCTCCATATCGAAGCCAGCGTGTCTGTCGTAATAAACCGTGTCACCCTCAGTGATACCTTCAACAAGGTTACCAATCCTAGATACTGTAGCCTCTCTGTACCTTATATCCTCCTTATGAGCGTCAGACAATATTAAACCACTCTCGTTCTTCGTGCTTCCCTCCTTCACTGGCTGGATTAGCATGTACTTACCTATAGTCCTCATTTCTGTCTAAGGTTATTGATTACACAGTTTGTGGACATAATGGTTGTGGACACAGACACGGCATTCTTTAATGCACTCTTGGTTACAAGTAGTGGGTCAATGATTCCAGCCTTTATCATGTTCACAGTCTTACCTGTTTTGACATCGACCCCATATCCCGTCCTCTTATCGTAGATAATCTCATCGTACTCACCATTTGTCATAATAACCTCGTAAGGCTTTCTAATGGCCCTTAAAAGGCTTTCTTCGACCTCATTTACGGCCTTAACTTTCTTGGACGCATTTAGTAGTGCTACACCACCACCTGGGAGTATTCCCTCCTTTATGGCGGCCCTTGTTGCACAGATTGCGTCCTCAACCCTGTCACTTTTTTCTTTTAGTTCTACTTCAGAGTTGGCTCCAACCTTTATGACTGATACCTTACACGATAGTATGGCAAGTCTTTTTTCTAGTTGTAACTTTTTGCCTGGGAACTTTGTTTCCTCCATCTGAGACTTAACCAGTTCTACAAGCTCTTTTACTTCGTCATTTAATTCATCCACCTCAAGGATTGTCTCATCCTTGTTGGTTATAGCCTTTGAGCATTCGCCCAAGTGTTCTGGCTGTATGAGGTCCATGTCATCACCGAGGTCTTCGTTGATTACCGTTGCGCCTGTGATAACAGCTAGGTCCTGCATTCTTTCCTTCCTGTTGATACCGTAGTCTGGTGCGTCAACAACATTGACCTTTATGTTACCCTTTATCTTATTCATAGCCAAGGCAGAAACAACCTGCTCATCAGTATCCCCGATTATAAGTAACTCCTTGTGGTTCTTTATGACGTATGCAAGTATCGGCTCTATCTTCCTTATGTTCTCTATCTTGTTCTCTACAATAAGGACCAATGGGTTGTTTAGTACACAAGAACCACTTTCCTTGTCTGTAATGAAATGAAAGTTCTTTAGTGGATTATCTAGCGTTGCTCCGTTAACAACCTCAAACGATGTGTTCTCGTCTCTAGATATCTCCATTGTTACCACCCCACCCTTACCAGAGGCGTTAAACGCAGATGATATTATCTCACCCAACTCCTCGTCATTGTTTGACGATATCGTGGCAACGTGCTTTAGCATATTACCACTTACCTCTGTAGCTCGGTCTTCTAGGTACTTAATTACTTTAGATGTTGCTGAGTTTATACCAGCCTTAACCTCCCTTTCACTAAACCCATTTATTTTTTGTGCCTCACTTATGATTGAGTGCGCTAGTATAGTGGCGGTGGTTGTCCCGTCACCAGCCTCCTCCACCGTCTTCCTTGCGGCCTGCTTGAGTAGGGTTGCACCCATGTTTTCAACTGGGTCTATTAGTGTGACTGCGTTGGCTACAGTGACACCGTCCTTTGTTACCACTGGTCCTCCCGAACCGTCCTCTAGGAGTACACACTTACCACTAGCACCTAGTGTTGAACTTACTGCTAGGTATAGCTTATCTATACCGTTAAACACATTTTCCCTAGCCTCATCACCGAAGCTAAGGTGTTTAATTATATTGTCTGACATTTAATTAAATTTAATTTACTACTCGTAAAGACGAAAACCCCCAGCGTTAGATGTCTTTGTCTTTCTTAACTCTATTCTTTGCTGTTATTAATATTCTTTCTTCAAGTCTGGCTACATTAGCCTTTAGTGTTGCGTTCTCCAATAATAGTGCCTCTATTTTTTCATACAGACCCTTAACCTTTTCTTCAAGCTCACCTATTCTTTTTCTGTTGTCTTCTCGCAGGCTACTCTTGAAGGAGGCTGAGTTATCTATTTTCTTCTTCCATATGTTCCAACCCTCCTTTAGTCCTAACGCCCCTATCAGGGCTACGAGCATTGGTATTAAAGTTTCATTATCCATGTTTTATACATAAGCAACCCAAACGTCAACTGACAATTGTTTCAATGTTATCGTCCCATATGCTGAGGCTATGGATATACTCCCAGTGCCTCCATTTAATGTTACACCACTTCCAGGGGTTACAGCAACACTTGGTGGCGTTGCACCCCTCATTATTTTAATTTCTGTACCATCAGTGAACGGTTCACTAGAAAATGGGTCGATGGTTATTGTTGTGGCACCAGCAGCGTTAGAGTATATGAACGCACCTTCGTGTACATTGTCCTGAAGCGTGAGTGTTGCGTTTGTGTCAACAATGGTTGGTCTCTTACCAATAATGTTTTGGTTACCTGCTATAGTGCCTGACATCTCACCACCAGCTAACGGTAGTGCAATTGCACCTGCAGCAGCACCGTTTGTAACTGTAGCCACTGCTACACCGTTAACAGTACCCGTAAGGTTACCACCTAAAATTGTAGACGTTGTGTCTTGATTTGCTGTGGCACCTAGTGCAGCCCCAGCTGTAACTGTTGCTACCGCAACCGAGTTAATAGTCCCCACCGTTGTAACCCCTGTGTTGTCTATTGTTACATCTCCAGTCATGTTCACTTGAGCTGACTCATTAGACGCATTACCAACGAATATCTTCCCAGAGTTAAGGCTTGAACCACTCGCTAGGTTGACGATGCTTTGGATTGTTGTAGTTTTAGTTGATTGTGGGTTTGTTGTGTCCTCGTTGTCTATAATCAACACCTCATCAGAAGCTGTTGGGGTAGATTTTGAGGGATATGTGTAATTAATTGCCATTTTTTCTCTTTATATGTTTTTAATACTTGCCTCTCCTACTTTTTGGGGAAGATTTAGTGGAACCACCCTTGCCAGCCCATAGATTTTTACATGCCCAGTACCTTGCTGACATTTTGTCCTTTGCTGTACTGCATTTATGCCGTGCTTTAAAGCTTTTTCTAGCTGCATCACTGTAATTATGTCCATATCCAGAGGCTCCGAAGTGTATTATCTTCTCTTTTCCCCCAGAACAGGCTTTAACCATCTTTTTCTTGCCAGGTCTAGAGGATTTTGTGGGTTTATTGCAGGCCATTTTGGATTTATCCACCATGTTTGGACCTACACCCTGTACTCTTCTACTCAACCACGTACTATTCATCACTTTTTCTCTGATTTTGTTCCATTACCGTCATTACCACGGTTCTTTTTTATCAATTCAAACCGACCATCCTTGTGGTCAAAGTCCCTTTTAGCTAACCAAGACTTAGCTTTACTCAAGGAACCTAGTTTAGCCACCATTTCGGTTAGTTTAGCCCTACGAATCCTTTGGTTGTCCACCCTCTTCTTCTTTCTAGAAGGGGTCATAGCTATTTTATGGTCCCTTATGGCCTTAGCTTTGGATGCCTTTGGACTTAACTTCTGTTTAGGCATGTTTTTATCCTTTATACGGCTTACCTTCTTTGGTTTTCAAGGTTTTCACTGTACCTTTTTTACCTGGAACACCGTATCTGATATCACCCTTTTGGTTTTCGTACTTGGTTACACCATCTTTTTTACCAACGACCTTAAACCCCTCTGCGTTTGGGCCTGCACCGTTAATGTGCTTCCGAATCCAAGAGCCTTGCATTTTAGGTCCCTTGTTTAACATGTCAAAGTCTTCCTTTGAAAGCCTACCGTCTTTATTCATGTCAAGCTTTGCTTGATTACCAACTAATTTTTTCTTCATTTGTCCTTTAGTTTATACTTATACAACTCGTAAGGGTTACGAATCTCTTCCTTGTGGAATAGGTTTACACTACTGTCTGTGTGTTCAGCACCTGACATTAACCCCCTACCTGGGTGCTTGTGCATCTCCCCCATCCATAACTTACCCTCTTTTGTGTAGTGGGGTACCCCCTCCATACTAGGACCTTTTAGTTCCGATGTTTTTTTAGCCACTTTCTTTGGTTGTTTACTAAATTGTTTACCTTTTTTCATATCACTTCGTTTTTTTCTACTTGTTGCCTCGTATTCTTTCTTTGTTAAACCTTCACGGACCTTTTTAGGTAGGTACCTCTCTCCTGTAGCCTTACTACCTTGTGTCGATGGCTTCCCAGATTTTGTACCCCAGTCCTCTTTTGTCCACTTAGACAAAGACTTTTGGGCTTTTGTTTTACTACCAGTGTACTTACCACCAGACTTCTTATAACGCTGTGTAGCTAACTGCGCTTTACGGGCTGACCACTGTCCTGGTTTACCACCCTTGCTACCTGCCTTGACAGATGCAACTATTCTTTTCCATTTAGCTTCGTTCTTCCTAGCCATGTTTAATATTATTACCCATACATATATAGTTACGTTAAAAATAAAGATTTAAAGACTAATGTCAAATTTTATATCCAAACATGTCGAAAGGCATCGTCCATAGTCTCACAAAACTGTAAAGATAGTAAGTTGTTATATTATATATAAGTTACTATGTTTACACTTTTTGTAATCGTAGTTCTTTTGCCACACTATTCACACCTTACTGTGGAAGTTTTTTTTATTCAAAAAACTCTCTTTGTTGTGATGTGATGTCATTTATTCAGGGATGTTGGGTTCTAGCATAAAATATTATTTTTTTTCAAAATAAAAAATCGATTTCAAAATTAATCGGTGGGTTGTATTTCTCAAGTTGCCGAAAAAGGTTTTGGCTTTTGGTTTGATGTTGCCCCCACAGTCCTAACTTTTGTATGAGGGGGTGGTGTCACATCTACATCTACCTCAATGAATACTAGTGTGTGGTGGTGTGATGTTACGCTGTGATGTTGCGTCACTCAATCACTTGTCAAGCGGTTACGCTTAACAAACCCTCAACTTCAAACTCAACTCAAACAATCAATCACCAATACCTAACTACTTTGATGCAACTAAATGAGTGTGGTGATATCAAGTGAAAACAAGGTGGAATGCTCTCCAGTTAAATTGTTGAGTGACCAAAATATCGATGCTAAGACCAATGGTGTCAAGGGACACAGAACAGATA